TATCAGGGATGAGAGGGAATCAATCTTCTCATCCCATTTACATATTGGAAAGCTAATGAAAAAGATAACAGCAATCTTTATTATGCTGTTTATGGTAGTTGCTTGCACACCAAGAACAGAAGTCGTGTATGACAATGTAAAAGATGGTGTAGTATTCGTACAAAATAAACAAAATGAAAATTCTGGTCTAGGCACTGGGTTTTTCATTGAAGAAAATCTAATCATCACAAACTATCATGTTGTCGCAGACAGTAAAAATCTAAGCATCTTCATTCAAGATTCAAACTATGAATGGAAGGCCACAGTAGTTTCTCATAGTGAACAGCATGATATTGCTCTTGTCAAAATTGATGATTGGGATAAGTTTGTATCAAAAGAAAAATGGAAAGTCTTAGAGTTCACAGATAGCACACAGGCACAAGTTGGCGAGACAGTCTATGCTCTTGGCCATCCTTGGGGTCTGGGCTGGACTTTCTCTCAAGGCATTCTATCAAAGAAAGATAGACAAGCATCAACATCAACCGCAGTGTTATTTCTTCAAGTTGACGCCAGAATTTATCAGGGCAACTCAGGTGGTCCACTGCTAGATGCTTATGGTAGGGTTCTTGGTATCAATTCTCAGATGTTAGAAGGTAAGGGTGGTTCATACGGTTTCGTTATTCCTTCTCAGTATGTACAGAAGGTTGTATACGATTTGAAGAAGTATAATGAATCAAAAATAATGAAACTGGGCATCATGTTGGGCTTGACAAAGGATAAAGAGTATGTTACTATCACAGAAATAATGAGCGATTCGGCTGCTGAGAAGTGTAATTTACAGAAAGATGATGTTGTCCTAGAGATGAAAACTCTTGCTTCTGGAACATACCAGAAAGTTAGAAATACAATGGACATGGTAAAGCAAGTTCTGACATTAAACATGGATCAAGGTCTAGTCAGTCTTATTATTAAGCGAAGTGAAACAAGACAGGAAGTTGATTGTGAGATTAGAAGTAATGCCAACTAAAGACGAAATTGCTGACTTTTCAATGTCTATCGAAGAGTTAGTGTGGGAGAAGGATGTTCCATACATGGATGCTATTCTTCTTCACTGTGAAGATACTGGACTGGAGATTGAAGTTGCTGCTAAGTTAATCTCCAGTTCACTCAAAGCGAAGATACAGAGTGAGGCAGAAGACCTTAACTTTTTGCCAAAATCTAATACGGCGAAGTTGCCTCTATGAAAGCAAATCCATTTGATGTTTATCAGATGTTCTTTGCCCTTAGAAATCATTTTACCAAAGAAAGTTATGACTACTTTCTGTACAATGGTAAAGTGAAGACTTCAAAAGATTCATTTCTTAATCATAGAGATAAGTTCAAGTATCAAAGGCTTTCACGAATTGTAAATGAAAGTGAGATGAAAGACTTTCTTGTAGCTAATCTTTTGGCAGGTAAGAAATGGGTTGGTGAGTTTCTTGATGATAATGCAGAAGATAATTACAAACAATATCTGAAGCGCAATCAGTCTCTCACCTACATGTTTAGTAATGAACTGGATAAACTGTTTGATAAAGTTGATGATGTGAACGATTTGTTCAAAGTGAAAGAAAACGAGTATCCAATCATACTAAACGCATATCTTGGTAATGAAGTGTCGATAGAAACAATGGTAATACTAAATCGCTTTATAGGTTTCTTTGACAAGTTTGATGAAAAACTCAAAGAGGACTACATCTGGGAAAAGAACCGCCTGCTTTTGAGAAAATATGAGCCATTTGTGAATTTCGATAAGGAGAAAATAAAATCGGTACTGAAGCAAAAAGTTCTTGACAAAAGCAAATGAGTGTGTTATAAATAGAGAATTACAACATGAATGGAGTGATAAAGAATGGCTAAGAAGGGTACTGGTAAGACTTATACATCAAAGGGGCAGCGTCCCAATGTTGCTAAGTCAATCAAGAAGGCTGTAAGGCGCGATTATGTCGCATCTGGACAGCGCATGATTAACCAGCTAGAAGCTATTGCTAATGGTAAGCGTGTGGTTCTAACTGTACCTAACCCAGACAAGAATGATACTAAGCGTCGATATATCAAGCAGGTAGTCAACGGTTAGTTCATATTATATGATGAGTAAAGTGGATAAGAGTACATACAACGTCTATACAAGGAAATACAAATGACAAATTTTGCAACACTAAAGAAGTCCTCAATGGACATTTCTCGCCTAACTCAAGAGATTGAGAAGATCAACAATCCATCATCAGGTGAACGCAAGGAAGATGAGCGTTTCTGGAAGCCAGAAGTAGATAAGGCTGGTAACGGCTATGCTGTTATTCGCTTTCTTCCTGCTCCAGCTGTTGATGGTGATGAGGCTCTTCCTTGGGTTCGCGTATGGGACCACGGTTTTCAGGGTCCAACTGGTAAGTGGTATATTGAAAAGTCTCTGAATACCATTGGACAAAAGGACCCAGTGGCAGACTTCAATTCTAAACTCTGGAATAGCACAACAGACGACAACTCTCCAGAGCGTAAGCAGGCTCGCTTACAAAAGCGCCGTCTTTATTATCTTGCCAATATCTATGTGGTTTCTGACCCAAAGAATCCAGATAATGAAGGCAAGGTCTTTCTTTACAAGTTTGGTAAGAAGATTTTCGACAAGATTACAGGTGCTATGAACCCTGAGTTTGAAGATGAGCAGCCGTTGAACCCATTTGACCTTTGGAATGGTGCTAACTTCAAGCTAAAGATTCGTCAGGTTGAAGGTTATCGCAACTATGACAAGTCTGAGTTTGATTCAGTATCTGAAATTGGTTCATCAGACGAGGAACGCGAATCTATCTGGAATTCTGAACACTCTCTAAAGGAATTCGTAGACCCTGCTAACTTCAAGTCCTATGACGAACTTAAGAGCCATCTTGATAAGGTTCTGGGAATTGATACAGCATCTCAGTCTTCGGCTCCTGCTCCAGTAGCAAAGCCAAAGCCAGCAGCATCTTTTGCTGATGACGATGACGATGATTTGGAGATGTTCAAGGCTCTAGCTGACGATTAATCGGAGGGCAGCACAAGCGAGAAAGGGAGAGTTTCGGCTCTCCCTTTTTTATTATTATGCTTTAGAATATACTGAATATTCGTTAGTATTATTTCTATCTGTATTAAAGTTCATATTACCAAATCTAGTACTAGCTGCAACCATTCTTACTGATGGTGAAGAATGATCCAGTATAGAATTCCAATTAGCGGGAGCAATCGATTTTGGATCATGAGTTGCAGGGTCATTCATTGATTGATTAATAATGTTCTGAATGACTGGTGCTTGTGGTTGTGTTTCATTCATTGGAGCATTTTGTTCTGGTTTTGGTACATAATCACCAGCATTTCTAAGTCCTGTTGTTTTACCTTCTGGTGTTACAGAAATAGATTCTTTACCAGCCTCACCAGCAACATACTGTTGACCTGTACCATCCAATGGTGTAATCATATGTGGTTCATTAAGGTCTAGAGAAGCGTCACCCTGTGCCAGTGGTTTAACATGTTCGTCAATTAAATTCTCTGGTACATACCAAGGAACTTTTTTCTTTAGGTCTTCTGATGTGACTTTACCATCAAATGTAACAATGCCTGTCTTAGAATCATACTTTGCACCTTCTGGCAACATACTAGCAATCTTATCACCGTATTGTCTAGCAGATTCACTTAATTGGTATCTGCTCATTACAGGCTGTTCTTCTGTAGTAGCAGAAGTTGATGGCTGAGAAGGAGTAACTTGAGTTGCTGTTTGTTCGGGTGTAGACGGTGTTTGAGTTGCACTTTGTTGTGCCTGTTTTCTTTTTTCAAGATGCTGGCTCAAGACTGCTGGCATTCCTGGTAGAGGCGCTTCACCTTTAGCATATCTAGCCAAATCTCTTTCTAAGCCCTGTGCAAATTGTGATGAACTTACTCCAGATGTTGCCCCACCAGGACCCCAAGCAGAAACTGGTCTGCCCTTATCGTTTCTATCGGCTCTTGAACCAGAGTTTCCAATATGCACACCACCTCCAGGATAAAATCCCAGTCTATCTGCTCCAGATGCTGCTGCTCCATATACTGTCAAGGCTCTTTGTTCATTAGTCCACATTTTACCGTTTTCATCATATCCCTTAAAATCAAATTCAGTTCCATGTTTATGGCTTTTGTGTCCCTTGGTCGCTTCTGCACCAGTAACAACCAATTTACTTAATCCAGCAGCTTTTGCTGATACAGCAGCAGCTTTTAATTGCTCTACTGCTCTAGGGTCCATATCAGAAACATCTTCATCAAACTTACTGCC